GTTTTGCAATCTCGGCTAGGACCTCCTCGCGAGACATCTGGTCAATCTTTCCGACCAAGATCTCCTGCCGAGTGACGTATAGACCTGCTGCGGCGCCGCGTGCTTTCTCCGCTGACACAGCGGCGGGAAAATTGCCCTTCTCAAAAGCGGCATCTCGTATCCGCGCCAACTGGCGAACGTGACCGTCGAACGTGACCTCATACTTCTTTGCCAGTTCTTCCTTGAGTTCTGCCACGCGGGCTAGGATGTGCGGGAAATCCCGGCCATTCAAAAACTTCGACCCCGCAACAGGGGCAGTCTTTTCAGAGTATCCCGCCAACCTCGCCGCCTCGGTCCTCGTCACGTCCTCGGTGGCATAGATCCGGCAGAACTTCTCCTGCTTTTCAGTCAGACCCTTGGTCTTCGGGTTAACAAGGATATCAAGCTTAGGCTTGTGCGTGGTTTTGGCTCGCGCCACGGGGCAACCTCCTGCGGTCGGATTGTCAACGAAGGTATACCATAGGTCCGTTCTGCCTTAAAGCAGATGACGTATAAGGGGTTAAAGAAAAGTTAAGTGAAAGTATGATAGAGATTATGATAGACAGATCAGAGACTTATCAAAAATTGTCAATTTATAGGGGGTTCAGAAAATAACAAGGGTGTTTTAGGGTTTTCGTTGCCTAAGGCCAAATCAAATACGTAGTTTTACGTATAACATTTTAGGGGGGTCGAGACGGATACCCCGTATATTTTTTCAACCCCATATATTTTTACATTTTTTGATAAGCTACTGTCACCGTTATCAAATTCTCTATCATACTTTCATTTAGCTTTTCTTTAACCCCTTATACTGCTCTGTCTATATAGCAATTTGCTTTTGTCCCATGGTCCGTGGTACCCTTTGTCCCTACCACAATCAAAGGACCGTGGACCATGAAACAAGACCCGCCATCCTCTCGCCCCAAGATCAAATCAGGCAGACCTTCATCCTCCAGCCTTCTGTCCATGTTGGCAGAGCACGGCATCCACTACTCGGATGACGGTCAGCGGTATGACCAGACGGTGGACAGTGAACCAATGCCCAAGCCTGTTCTGAAGACGGCTAAGAGGCTGAAGAAACTGAGCCGCCAGAACCGAGGAACCACTCAGCGCCAGTACCCTTGGAACAAGATGGAGCATGGCGATAGTTTTCTGGTTGGTGACGCAGCCTCTCGGCGTGCTGCCCGCACAAGTCTGTCGGCATACCTCAAGTCCACCAAGTGCCATCTGGACGGCGAATACTTCATGGTGTCGGAGAAGACCCCTGAAGGGTATCGCTGTTGGCTGATTGCAGCGCATGAGCTGCCCGCCGTGTCCTTTGATGACCCGAAGCCTTTGGTGGTCGAAAAGAACCACCCCATCCCGAGGACAGACCCATGAGCATGTCGATCAAAGAACGGGTCGCAGAAAACCGCCGCGCCCGCTGGGCCTTGGAAGATCAGAAGATGGAAGCTTTCCTCGACGAGCTGAAGCGTTTGCTAAACGGCGACGCCTATGACCGAAAGGAAGCCCGCACTTTGTTAAAGGCCTTCCAAAGAAAAGGTCGCCCCTGACCCAAAACGGGCCGTGGACGGTTGACAGTGTAAATAGAACCGTGCCACGGTCTCCCGGCGTTACCGAGAAACCCCTTGTTCGTTGAAAGGACCAAGGACCATGAGCATCTCAATCATCCTGCAAGGCCGCGTCTGCCCGGCCCTCGGCCATCACCCCAAGCACGGCGATTATCTGATCGAAGAGATCCGCGTCCTGCTGGGCGAGTGGAAGAACGACAACCACGTCCTGAACTATCTTTCCGAAACCTATCCTCCTGACGAGGGCGAGTGGTTCTTCTCGACCCTTGGTCTGCGTGAGCTGCTCGGCGAGATCCAATCCGGCGTGCTGAACAACACGGGCGATGGTCCGTATGACGAGGACGCCTTCGAATATGCCGTCGCTACCTTGCAGAGCGCGATTGCGTGGGTCGAGGGCGCACCCGAGAGCGAATGGCGGGACGCTGTCCTGCGGATCTCAAATTGAGGAGGATCAATCGATGGCACAGAAGTACCCCGGCAGAACCCGTGAGGCTCAAGCAGCCTTGGACGTTTTCATGGCGAAGACCGGCCAGCAATCCGACGAGCGCCGCGAGGCCTTGGAGGATCTGATCACGGATCTCCTGCACCTATCTCGCGAGCTGGGCATGAACCCGCTCGACTCCCTGCAACGCGCCACGCTCGTGTTCTGCGACGAGGCTTCTGAAGAGGAGACCGCCTGATGCCCGTCATTCTTGGATATGCCGAAGACTGCGGCTTCTACCTAATGGACCGCTGGGGCACGCCTCTGTCTGCGTGCTGGTTTGCGACCATCGAAGACGTAATCGACTACTGCAACGAACAAGGCTTCGACCTGTTCGAACGTGAGGAGGACTAGTTATGGCCTACTACGTAGTGACCGCCCGTTACTGTGGCGATGACGAAGACACGGTGGCCATTTATGAAGCGGATAATAGTGATGAGGCCATTAAACGGATGGTTGATGACCTTCTACAGCGTGTCGCTGACGATCTCGCTGATGACGATGACGAAGAGACATCTCCGCCACCTGATCCAGACGAAGTCTACCTGATGAGCGTGGTCGAATGCGATACGCTCCCCCGCATCCTCGTCGGCTCGGAGTGGTGAGCCATGAAACCCGGCGACCGCGTCTGCTTTGCCCGACACTTCCTCCGCAACACCATGCAGCACACGGGCGATGTCCCATTCGCTGTCGGCACTGTCGAAGAGATCGACGACTATGGCGATTACTCCATCGTCAAGGTTAAGTGGGACAACCTGTCGGGCCACAGCCTCGTCAACATGAACAACCTGATCCTCGCGGATCGCAAGCATCTGGAGAAAGTCTGATGACCCGCCTCAACCTGCAATCCCGCCTCGGCAAAACCGTCGAGCATTGGCTCGGCACCGAGCGGCACGAGACGGACATCGTCTTGGAGATCATGGAAGAGCTGGCCCGCGATCAGGAGATCGATCTGGAGGAAGCCTCGACGGCCCAGATCCGCAAGCTTGCGGACGAGGCCTTCCGCTGGTGCGAAGACGAACGCTGGTTCAAGGACTACTGAGATGTACCACCCAGAAGAAGTCGAAATAATGATCAACGACATACCCGTCTACTGTAAGGCTATCCGCAACCGGAGAGAGCTAAATCAACGGGACCTCGCTGATCTTTTGAACGTGCGACAGGCGACCGTATCCCGCTGGGAAAAAGGGCTGTCGAGTCCGGATGTTCGTTCCTTCTTCCGCATAATCAACCTGATGGTGGACATCGCCGAAGAGATCCGACGAGAGAAGGTCAAGAGGAATAAACTGTCAGCCAAAAAAGCTAAGCTTTAGGAGAAAACAGCAATGACCGAACTACGCATCGTCCAATTCTTTATCCCGAGCGACACTGGCCCCGGACACCTGACCCGCTACACCATCCAACAGAACATCAATGGTCAATGGACCGAGCTGCCTGTTACGTTTCAAGAGGAAGACGACCCGTCGATCTTGGCCCGGTTCAAGAAAGCAGAGAACGCAATCGTCGAGGTGTCCGATGGGGAAGGATGAGAAGACCATGCGCGATGAGATCATCGCGCAGTTATCGAAGAAGTATGAGGCATTGCCGGATTGCCCGGACAAGCAGCGGGTTCTGCACCTGATCAGGATCAACGTGAGATCCATCCCGTATTCGGATCTGATGATCCGGTGGTTCGAGATTTGTGGAGAGAAGAAGTGAACGACGATCAACGCAGCAAGCACGCCTTCTTCACTGCCGTGCAACGCATGGAACGTGAGAGCAAAGAGCGGCGTAAGAAGGATGCCGAAGCGCACAAGCGGCACATGCTGGCGAGTATGACCGGCGGCTTTGGAAGGAACCAAGCGACCCGCCCGAAGAAGATCACGCTGCCGAAAGTATCAATCTTGGAGGACAAGGAATGACAGACATTGTACAGGATCTTCGTGAGCATCACGCCGCCATTGGGTTTGATGACCACACGGAAACGTGGTTAACCGTTGCCGCCGACGAAATAGAGCGGCTGCGTGAAGAGCTATATGAAATCAAGTTGGCTGCTGCGGGAGGCGAAGATGTCCCCGGAGCTGCAAACATGGTTACAGCCAACGACGTTGAAAAATGGGTAACCAAATACTGCGAAGAAATAGAGAGGCTGCGTGAGGCGCTGCGTGAGATGCTTTCAGTGGCAGAGGTGGATCAGTTAGAAAACCTTTCGATCTGCGACATTGGAAGTGAACGATCAAAGATGAAAAGCCGCGCTGTGGCATCAAGGTGCGGAATGTTGCTTGGGAAACTACGCAAGATTGCCCGCGCCGCGCTTGGGGAGGGGAAGTGATGGAGAACATCGGTGGATACACCATATTGGGCGCTTTATTAATCGTTACGTCATGCGCCGTGTTCTCATTGGCTTATGTTCTGCATTTAGCGGGCGTTACTTGGTATGTCGTTGGCTTTGTTGTCGGAAGTTATGTGGTTGGAAAACTTTATGGTTGCGCCCGCGCCGCGCTTGGGGAGGGGAGGGGAAGTGATGTGGATTGAAGAAAATACGATCACCACGGCTATGCTTGAAAAGGTTGCCGAAGAAATGAAGCAACAGCGCGCCGAAATAGAGCGGCTGCGTGAGGCGCTGCGGGTTATTGCAGACGGTGATGCGCCAAGAGAACACGCAATCATCTATCGCTCTGACGGCGTTCATTCAAAACATGACAAGTGCAAACACGGCGCATGGATGTATGACGGATGCGAAGATTGCGTGACTGAATACGCCCGCGCCGCGCTTGGGGAGGGGAAGGAATGAGTGATCTAGTTGAGTTTTACCGCAATCTTGTCCCCGCTGGCATGGGCGTTAGAAACCCGGATGATTACGGCGTGATGGTTAGCGTTTCTAAAGCCATGGAAACCGCCGACGAAATAGAGCGGCTGCGTGAGGCGCTGCATTATTACGCCGATAAGTCCCATTGGCATGTCAAATATGGAGACACTTACATCCTTGTTGACGAAGGACGGATAGCCCGCGCTGCGCTTGGGGAGGGGAATAATGACTGATTATTATGAAGAGCTGCCACTAAAATCAGTCTGCAACATGATTTATGAAGATGAAATAAATCGACTGCGGACGGCGCTAAATTTTGCGGCAGGCTTGATCAGCACAAGGCCTAAATTTTCTGATAAACACCCCGAAGATGTATTGAAATGGATCATGGAAGAAAGCGCCGCGCTTGGGGAGGGGAAGGAATGACATGCATCACAGTCCTCCTCCTCAACCTGATCTGCGGCACGCCTTACGCTGTCGATGGGGATACGCTGCGATTCGGCAAGCTATCCGTCCGGCTATGGGGTGTTGACGCTGCCGAACTACACGAGCCGGGAGGAACAAACGCGCGCCAGGTTTTGCAAAATCTGGCCGGCCGGAAGACCGTGTGGTGTCGGGTTCGAACAATGGACGGCTATGGCCGGCACGTCGCCCGCTGCTATGTCGGATCTGTCGAAATCAATCGGGAGGTCGTGGCCCGTGGCGCCGCATTGGATTGCCGGCGCTACTCGGGCGGGGCCTTCGCATCTGTCGAACCTGCCGGAGTGCGGCTCAAACTGAGCCAGAAGCCCTACTGTAAGGCTTGACTAAAAGTTTACAATCCTCACAATCACGAGGAACTACAACGCAGGTTCAGAGAAAAGCCTGTAATCCTCACAACCATACGGACTCTAGTCATTGAAAGGACTAAGCCATGTCGGACTTCCGCATTTCTCGTCGGGCCTTTGATGCTCTCTTCATTAAGTTCGATCAAGCCATCGAACGGTATGCCTTGTCCCGTGGAACAAGGACCGAGATGATTGAAGACTACAAGCACGGTTTCTTTCAAGCGTTCATTGCCTCAGAGCTGGCACGGATCAACGACGACGATCAGGTGAAGCTGTTCGATTTGATCTCGGATCAGATTGCGTCCCTCAATAACCAGAGCCTGACGATTGATCTGCAAGCCAACAAACGAGAGGTAAAGATTGCATGAAATACGTAAACTTCATCACCGATGTGACCTACATCGCGACCGTTCTCATCCTGTTCACCACGATCCTTATGATCATCTACCCCAACTAACGCAAAAGGAAGAAAGCCATGCGTAATCTTGATGCCATCATCAACCAGCTCGCTGCCGAACAACACCGCTGCGAGCATCTCCTGATCGAAGAACTGGAGGGCGTGAAGAAAGCCACGCAGTTGTTCTTTGACAAGCAGGCCCGTGAAGCAGACGCCTTCCTCGCCTTGTTGAACCAGACGCTGGAAGACATCTCCGTCAAGGTGAAGAACGGTTACCCGCGTGACCGCAAACCAAGCGATGAAACGGATCCGTTGCCAGCGATTGTCACCGGCCGCACGCTGACGGAAGAAGAGCGTGACGAAATCTTGAAGCGAGTGGGAGAAGCTGCGTGAACGATGACGTAATCAAATTGCGGGAGGCTCTGTTCGCAGCAGAGCCTTTCCTTACTTACATGCTGTCCGAGGGCGAAGCTCCACGTAACAACGAGCCGTTGCGCAAAGCATTGACCATGGTCCGTGGTGTGTTGGACATGGACGCGCCCAAGCAAGAACCAAAGCGCAAGTCAGTCGGCATCGATGGGCTGCTCGACGGAAGAATAATCGTGTCGTGTCTTGAAGAACACGAAGATGGATCGGCAACAGTTAAGTTGGAACTCGACAAGGAGGCCGCAGAAATGTTGCTACATATAGGTTTTTCGACACTCGTCAGGGAAATGTCGGAGAAATTAAAATGAGCAAGAAAGCAAAAAACAAACTGGGCTTCAAGGTTGGTGATCTTGTCACTTTGAAATCAGGTGGCCCAGTCATGACCGTGGTCCGTGTTGATTCGGACGATTACTTTGAAGGGGCTGAATATGAGTGCGCGTTCTTTGCTGAGATAGGACCTGTTCAGTTAGGCCTTAATAGGTACGGTCCTTACACCCGTATCGAAGGTATTGGCGAAGCTGCATTAAAGAAAGCTTGACCGGATGACCATGACCATGACCAAGATCCGAAGACAGATGCGCAAGATGATTCGCAAGGTTGTCGACAACATGGATTCGTATGGCCTTGGCTATCCTGTCCGTGTGATGACGGAGTTTCAGGATGACCGTGGATCGTGGCTCTATGTCTCGTTTGCCGACATGGACGATTGCGCTGTTACCCCTTATTCTTTTACGGCCTTCAGCCGTATCGATGAGAAGGGGATGTACCTTGAAGAGATGGACGCAGAGGTCTTTGAAAAGGCTTATGAGAGAGCGACAGGTTTCCGTATCGTCCTCAACGAAGTTCACGAAGAACCTTCTCCGGTACGTAAAAAACAAAGCAACACAATTGCCGTCGCTAAAGCGTACTGGGAAAAAAGACCGCCGCCTTTCCGACTCAGAGTTATACGTGGATCACGAGATACCGTGGATGTGGATCAAGAAAGGACCACCTGATGATTGTCCCGGAAGTTAAGAACCTAGTGTGGGCGTGCGAAAACGCTATCGACCTGCTTGATGATTACTCCGACGTGATCGACGGCGACGATGGCCGTCCGATTCCGAACGCCGCTATGATCGTGAAGATGGAACTGGAGCGGGCGCTGAAACAGTTCACGTCCTTGCACGATCCTGACTTTGATGATGGGAGAACGCTGTGATGGGCTGGAACTACAGGGTGATGCGACACAAGAGCGCACAGGGGCAGGTCTGGTTGGGGATCCACGAGGCCTATTACAGCGACGAGGGGGAGGTTACGGCGTGGACGGACGACCCTGCGGAGCCTTACGGGGAGACGCTGGAGGAGCTGAAGAACGACCTCGAACGGATGCTCCGGGCCACAGACTATCCGGTCATTGATGTTCCACACGAGCCGGTTAAAGATAGGGGATGCGGCAATGACTAAGGACCCCACCCCCATGTCCGATGACTTTGATCTAGACCTTATTGAAGAACCGGCCAAGCACTACGACGCCCAGATTGCGGACGCCTTGGTTGGGTTATCCAAAGCTGTGGATATATGCCGTGAGCCAAGGGCCAAGGAGATCCTGCTCAAGGCCATGGATTGTCTGGTCCTTCGCATCGATGTGAAACGCGGCGAACTCAAAGCCATTAGAAAGTAAGAGCCATGTACAGTCGACCGTGGACGGAGGAAGAAAGAGCCGTCCTCCAGAAGAACGCGCTTGCCGGTATGTCCGCCAACCAGGTGGCCTTCCTTCTGAAGCGCAGCAAAGGGTCGGTATTGGGCTTCGCTCACCGACAGTTTGGGGGGTACGAGTTGATCAGCAACAAGCCTCCCAAACCCATAAAGGAGAAGACCGTCAAGAAGGGACGGAAGGATGGGCTCAGCCCGTCTGGCCGCAGCCTTAAGAGGCTGGAGCCGGAGCTGGTG